CTAGACAGCAAGCTGGAGCAGGAGTTGCTGGAGCTAGCACAGGCGGTAGCGGAGGCGGTGGTGGAGGCGGTGGTCAGTACGATCAATATCAAAATAAGATCGTGCCAAGTGGTGGTGGCAGCGGTGAAGCTGCGATAGGTGGGGGAGGTGGTGCACCAGCATCTAGTGGTGGCGCTCCAACGGCTACTCCTTCTGGATCAAATATGCCAGGTGGTGCACCTCCAGCCGCAGGTGGAAATGGCGCACCAGGTGGTGGTGTGATTGGTGTTGTTAAGGGTGCTATGGCTGAATATGGAATTAAGAATCCATATACTCAAGCAGCGCTGCTCGCAAACATTGAAAAAGAATCTGGATTCAAACCAAAATCTGAAAATCTAAACTATACATCTATTGAAAGAATCAGAACAGTATTCACTCGACTTAAAAAGTATTCTGACGAAGAATTACAAGCAAAGGCAGTAAAAAACCCAGAGGGAATGGCTGAACTTGTTTATGGAATGAATGATAGAATTGGTCAAAGCATGGGAAACAATGAGCCTGGAGATGGATGGAAGTATCGCGGTCGTGGATTCATTCAAATTACTGGCAAGAACAATTACGCCAGATATGGAAAAATGATTGGTGTAGATCTGATCGGCAATCCTGATCAAGCAAACGATCCATCAATTGCTGCTAAACTTGCTGCAGCATTCGTTATGACTGGTTTAAAAGGCAAACAAGATTTTCCAGATCAAAAATCAGCCAATCGTGCAGTCACTCAAACAATTGGTGGTGGTGGATTAGGTCTTGATAAAGGTTATGGTGCTGAGATTCTCGCCAAAGTTGACAAGTATTCAACAAAATATACACCTGCAGGTGGCACAGGTCAGCCATCACAAGGCGGTCCAATGTATGCTGCAGCAGGTGGTGTTGCTTCTGGTCCGCAATCTGGATATCCCGCAACTCTACACGGCACTGAAGCCATTGTTCCACTTGATGGTCAATCATATCAATCTAAACAAGCAGTGACTGCAGTGAGTAAGGCAGTTTCTGGTGATCAACTATCACAACAAAGTGCAGATAATTCGATGGCATCAACTGGTCCAAGTGTTGTGCCAGTACCAGTTCCAGGCGGTGGTGGTGGTGGCGACAAACAAGCAGCACCACCACAAAAATCAGATAACTCTGTAAAGGCTGATGTTCGTTTTGCTGACGATACATTTAATCGTGCAATATCAAAAGACTTTGCGCACCCAACAGCATTTACTTCAGTTGGGTTTGCCTGAAAAAAAGGGGGACTGTTTCCAGTCCCCCCAAACTTCAACTTAAACGCACTCCGTGCTTATTGAAGAAGTTTATTACTCAGCAGCAAGTTTCTCGAAGAATGCCATATCGTCATCATCGACGGTGACATTTTCTGCAGTAACTTTCTTGGCAGGAGCAGAGCGAATGACAGGAGCCGATGCTTCCTCATCATCAACACGCTTTGCGGTTGCGCCAGCAGCACCACCAGCACCAAGAACCTTATCCAACTTCGCCTTGAGTTCATCATAGGACTTGAAGTTATCAGGCTTCAAGAAATCCTTGAGTGAATGTGCCGACTTCCAGACCTTTTCGATCTGCGCGTCGTCGCCATTGAACAATGCAGCAGGAGATTCAAACTCCGACTTGTCATAGTTGCGATAGCCTTCGACATTACGAATCTTGATCTTGAAGTTTGCACCCTTCCAGAAGTCAAACGGATTCATTGGAGTCTCATCAGCAAACTGCGGCTCGAGTTGCTCCTTGATCTTGTCGAAAATCTTCTTTCCGAACTTGAACAAGAACACCTTACCTTCATTTTGCGGACGCTTTGCGTCAGAGATCACAAGAATGTTTGCAATGTAGGTCAACTTGCGCTTCTGCTTACGAGCAATTTCCTTATTTGCTTCGATACCTGAGTTCCACAGAACAGTGTTGTGCTCAGAAACAGGGTCAGTTTTGCCAAGAGTTGTGAGAGAATTCTCAATGTACCAACCACCTGGACCTTGGAATCCGTGCGACCAGATTTGAACCCAAGGAAGACCATCTTCACCGTCGACTGCTGGAGTATCGAGGAATCGGACAACTGCGTATCCGTTGCCAGCGGCATCGACCTCTGGTTGCCAAAAACGATCATCAACATTTTTGCCGCCAGTGTTACCTGCTGAAGATGCTTCAACTGCCTTCTTCAATTTGTCAAGGGACGAACCCTTCTTAAGACTTGATAGACTCATTTATATTCTCCGTATAAGCGTTGTATTAATGTATATCGACTTGTCCACTTTTTCATCATCACAATACCATTATATAGTATTTCAGTCAGCAAGTAAAGTTTCTTTTGTCAAGATCTTGTACTTGTCGACATTCACATTCAAGAAAGAACCATATTTGCGAATCTTTCTTGACACTTTGGGATAGATGATATCATCTGAAATCTTCTTGTCCCAAATTCGAATAAAGTCGAAGATGTTATTGAGAATAACCATCGTCTCAATCGTCACTTCGTTTTGCATGAACAACACTAACAATTTTGGAAATTGCCCATCATCGACTTTAAATAATTCATTAAATGTTTCTTTTGTAGCAATCTTTTGCAGATCTTCTGCATAGATCTTGCTCATCGAATCCGTGGTTCGTTTCCATTCTCGATAAGTTTGCTCAGCCTCCTCTTCAAGAAGACTTTTGGTCCAATTATCGTCACTGTGTACAAAATTAGCAACCAGAAATGGAACCATCTCATCGTCCCGATACTTGCGCGCGAGACGATGGAATAGAAATTTGTCACGACGCTTTTGAAATGCATCTATTGATACTCTTGTTTTACCATCATAGTGAAAGAAGTTATATTGCTCAGAACTAAAATGCAGTTTGATGGCTTGATAGGTGCAATATAGATCGTATCCGTTCATAACGGAAGTCTACTACCTCGTGGCAAAAACCTTAACTCCATTGCTTCGCCTTCAATGATGCTCTTGAGAGATTCATTGATAAGTGTTGCAGCGATTTCAATCTCAAGATTGTTTCTTTCACAATATGTTGCGACTGCATCCATATGATCAATCTTTTCTTTCAAAGCCATCTCCATAATCATTATAGAGAAGTTATTCTTTTCTTCGCGACTTGCCATATTAGATCTCATATGCACTCAAGGAATTATTCAGTTGCTGAGTGACGCGAACAAATGTTGCACGCTTACTCAATTCCTTCAACTCACTTGCTCCAACATAAGTACATGCCGAACGCAGACCACCAAGAATATCCTGCAGTGTTCTACTCACCTCACCACGATATGGAATCTCAACTGTCTTGCCTTCACTGGCTCGATAGTTAGCCACACCACCATTATGTAAGTCCATGGCTGTTTCTGAACTCATACCATAGAATTGATTTCCGCCAATAGCAGAAGCACCGCCTTCTTTATGACCAGCCAGCATTCCACCAAGCATCACAAAATCGGCTCCCGCAGCAAATGCTTTCACAATGTCTCCAGGAACGGAACACCCTCCGTCCGCTATAATATGACCCTGAAGACCATGTGCTGCATCAGCACATTCAATAATTGCACTCAACTGCGGGTAGCCGATGCCTGTCATCTTCCGTGTTGTACAGACAGATCCAGGACCAATACCAACTTTCACGATGTCAACACCTGCGAGAATCAATTCCTCAGTCATCTCTGGTGTGACAACATTACCTGCCATCAATAAAACATTTGGATGATCTTCGCGGAACTGTTTGATAAAGTCCACGAAACTTTGCGTGTATCCATTCGCAACATCAATACAAACTTTGATATTCCAATTCTTAACAATATTTGATTCAACAACTTTATTGAATTTGTATAAGTCTGCATCTGAGATGCCCATCGAGTAGACGCTGCTGTTAAATTTTTGTATAAAGTGATCAATAAGATCTTCTTGAGAGTAATGCTTGGTCACCGCAACCATCATCTTGTGTTTGTTCAACTCAAGATCCATTGTGAATGTTCCAACACCATCCATATTCGCAGCAATAATTGGAACACCCTTCCAAGAATTTCCACTACGGAAAGTGAAAGTTCTCTCAAGATTTACTTGGCTTCGAGAAGACAGAGCAGATCGTTTGGGTGTAATCAGAACATCTTTAAAGTCTAACTTCACATCTTCAATAATTCGCATAATGCCTCAATGATAAAATATATGCTGACCAATTTTCTTGATAACTCTTTTTCTTTCAGCCCACTCTGGATCAACATAAGTTGCATGGAAATACTTTGCAGATCCAATTATACCATATTCGTGTTTAGAAATCAATATGTTTTCAGCAATCTTGACGGACTCGCGCCATGCGCCTTGATGCCGAATAGACTTCTTGCCTTCACACACCCAAGAGAATTGGCAGGTGTGTCTGTTCCTTTGGTGAACAACACCACAGACTGTCCGTGGGAACTGGCGACTCTTGACTCGATTCATGGTGACTTCGGCAACAGCAATCTTGCCAGCACGAGGCTCACCACCTGCTTCGAAATAAATGTTGCGAGCGAGGCATTCAACCTCTCGCATCACTGCTTGCTTTTTCTCGTAAGAAAGATTTAAAAACTCGACCTTATGATTAAGAGTTTCGAGTTCTGATACTAGAAGTTCATTTGCAATTTGCTGGGCTTCTAATTTGCTATTCATATGATCTACCATACTGTATGGTACAAAAATCATAAGAAATGTTAGCGCAAATAGTCCACCAAATTTACAGAACAAATTGTGATTGCGATCAAAATATTTTTCCACATTACAAAGT